CAACCAAGCTATCCGTGATGAAGAATCAAGAATCTTTAATTTAATTGCTTGCCCGGGATATCCTGAACTAATTGGCGAGATGATTACATTAAACTATGATCGTGGATTGACTGCATTCGTAGTTGGTGATACTCCAGCACGTTTAACTCCAGATGCAACTAGTTTGTTAGCATGGGGATTAAACCAAAACTTGGCATTGGAAGACAATGACATGGGCGGTGTAAGCTATGACGAATACATGGGCATGTACTATCCTTGGGGATTCACTAGTGACAACTTTGGTAACAACGTTGTTGTTCCTCCAAGTCACATGGCATTAAGAACCATTGCTTTAAATGACCAAGTTGCTTATCCATGGTTTGCACCGGCAGGTGTTCGCCGAGGCGGTGTAACAAACGCAACAGCAGTTGGTTACGTAGATAGCGAAGGCGAATTTAACAGTGTAGCTTTAAATAACGGTCAGCGTGACACGTTGTATGAAGTTAAGATCAATCCAATTGCCTTCCTAACAGGCACAGGACTAGTAGTGTATGGTCAGAAGACTCGTGCAAAAGCTGCTAGCTCATTGGATAGAGTTAATGTTGCACGTCTAGTTGTTTATCTACGCAGACAATTAAGTGTGCTTGCTAAACCATATATCTTTGAACCTAATGACAAGATCACTAGAGATCAAATTAAGTCAGCAGCTGAAAGTATCATGTTAGAACTAGTTGGACAACGTGCTCTTTATGACTATATTGTTGTATGCGATGAGTCTAACAATACGCCAGCAAGAGTTGACCGAAACGAATTATACTTAGATATTGCGATTGAACCTGTCAAGGCAGTGGAATTTATTTACATTCCACTACGTTTGAAGAATACTGGTGAAATCAAGGCGCTAGGTTAATCCTATAAAATAAAGGAAAAAAGAACATGGCAATTTCATCATTAACAAAATTCACAGTTCCAATTGACGGACAGCAGTCACAGGGCATGTTAATGCCTAAACTGAAGTATCGTTTTAGAGTTAAATTGATTGGATTCGGAGTTACATCAGGCGACGCTACAGAATTAACTAAGCAAGTCATAGATGTAACAAGACCTACAGTCGCATTTGATCCTATTACATTGGACATTTATAACTCAAGAGTTTATTTGGCAGGAAAGCATACATGGACGGCACTTACATTGAACGTCCGTGACAGTGCTGACGGCAAGACAAACAAACTTATCGGAGAACAATTACAGAAGCAATTTGACTTCTTGGAAATGAGTTCTGCTGCAAAAGGTCTTGATTATAAATTTACAACACAAATTGAAATTTTAGACGGCGGTAACGGCGCAAATACTCCAGTAGTTTTAGAAACTTGGGAAGCATATGGCTGTTACTTAGAAAACGTTAACTATCAAAACTTAGCGTATTCTGCAAACGAACAAGTAACAATTCAAATGACAATTAAGTACGACAATGCAGCACAAACAGTAGGTGTTGGAGCAACAACAGTTGCAACACAAGCTGGCAGAAGTATTGCAAATGCTATTGGAAATGCAACCGGACCAGGTACAAACGGTTAATAAAAAGGCTCTTAGGAGCCTTTTTTTACGGGTCCATATTAAGTACTCTGTTTTCTTAACCGATAAATAATTGTATGTCAAGCCCGTATGTAAATCAATTCATCTCTGGACTCACTAGCCCTAAAGGCATTGTTGGGGATTTTCAACATGCCTCTAGAATGTTTGTCGATAGTAATTTAAGACTTGCTCCAAAAACCAAGTTCTTATTTCACGTATCTTTCAACATCAACCCTAGTGCATTAAAGACTATGAGTTTAAAGTACCAACATCAAAATGAAATCAATATGTTGGTAAAAAAATGTGAATTACCTAAATTCAACATTGTAACTGAAACTTTAAATCAGTATAATAGAAAACGTATTGTACAAGTACGTTACGATTATAATCCTATCAATATTTCCTTCCATGACGACAACCTGGGCGTAGTCAGTCAGCTATGGCAAAATTATTATGGGTACTATAATGCAGATCCACAGGCGGCCGCATTAAGAAGTGGATATCAACAAAATGCAATGTTGGGTGCAGGATATCAACGAGCATCCTATGGTTTAGATAATTTTAGCTCTGTTCCGTTCTTTGACGATATTACAATTTATCAGATGAGTCAAGGTGCATACGACAGTTACAAATTAATAAATCCAAGAATCACTTCATGGAGCCACGATTCCATGGATTATAGTTCTAGCCAGCCAGCTGAACAAACTATGCAATTGGCATACGAAGCAGTACAGTATGATCAAGGAATTGTAGCACAAGGAAATCCTCCAGGATTTGCACAAGAACATTATGACAATACACCGAGCCCGCTGACTGTCGCAGGCGGAGGAACACGAACACTATTTGGTCGTGGCGGAGTACTTGCAGGAATAGAACAAGTATTCGGCGCACTGGGATCTGGAAAAGCATTTGAAAGCCCAGCAGCATTTATTGGCACTGCAATCAAAGCTGTTAATACATACCAAAACTCAAAAAATCTAAGCAGTAATCAAGTTAAGAGTGAATTTGGAAATATTGCAGTCAAGGGATTGACTAGTTTAGCAGTAATAGGAATTAGTGGAGTTAATAATGTTAGCTTCCCTGTACGTAATCCTACTGCTACTACAAAAGCATCTCCTATTAATTTAAACCCTCCAGGATAATCGCAATGTCTATAAATTTACCTGTAGCAGCTGACAATGACAGCAGCACCGAAGTAAAAAGTTTCTTTGACAAATACTTTAAACATCAAGTTACATATCCCACTAATCAAATTGATGCATTAGTTGGATATTTTATGAAACGCGGATTTGAAGAAGAATCTGCAAGAAGCACGTCGATTGTCATGTTGAATCAAGCTAGACAAGATGGCGTAAATGTTTTTCAACTGATTGATACGTTACAACATATAACCGATGCACAATTGAGTTCAGTGGTAACAGAAGTACTAAATGCATACAGAGAAAAAACCAGCACTCTTGGATTTAAAATATTAACAGTTGAAGAAACTATCGAAAGTCGCAACATCAGGCCATGAGCAGATTTTCTAGTGGAAAATTTACCCCGACACAGTCAGAAAAATATGTAGGAAAGAAAACTCCTACATATCGTAGCAGTTGGGAGTTGCACTTTATGCGATTCTGTGATACACATCCATCGATACAAAAATGGGCTAGCGAAGCTGTTAGCATACCATATCGATGTCCTATTACTGGCAAACAGACAGTTTATGTCCCAGACTTTTTTATACAATACACAGACAAAACTAATAAAATGCATGTTGAGTTGATAGAAGTTAAACCGCAAAATCAAACCTTACGAGAAAAAGTAGGTAAGAATAAACATAACCAAATAGAGTATCTACGTAATATAGCCAAATGGCGAGCAGCACAAGCATGGTGCGGAGCTCAGGGAATTAAATTCAGAATAGTCAATGAACAAGACTTATTCCACAACCCTAAGAAAAGATAAGTAGTATTATGACCAAAAAACTTGAAGACTTATTAAATTTGCCAGAGAGCAAGAAAATAGTTGCAGCAGACAAAAAGCCTACAAAAGAACAACCGGCTCTATTTCGAGATTTAGAAGAGTTTGATAAAATTTCCGCCAGCTTGCCTCAAGTCACGGGCCTAGGCGATCTTGCAGACAGCGAGTTTGATGCACTGGCTCAACGTGCTACAGATGCCTATGATGACTTAATGGACTTAGGCATGAACGTAGAAGCTCGTTATAGTTCAAGGATTTTTGAAGTAGCAGGCGGTATGCTGAAGAATGCCATTGATGCTAAATCAGCCAAGATTGACAAAAAATTAAAGATGATTGAGTTACAACTCAAGAAACAAGCCATAGATCAAAAAGCAGGCAACGAAACCGGAATACCGCTGCACGGAGAAGGAGTTATTATCTCTGATCGTAACAGCCTGCTTGAAAAGATCAAGGGCATGAAATAAATACTATATAAGCCGGATTACTTAAATGAAAACATATTTAGAATATTTGAAAGAAAGTACTGATCAAAAGAAGTACGAATTCAAAATTAAGATTGCAGGAGATCTTCCAGATCATTGCGAAGATTGCATGAAAGCTGCATTTGAAAAATACAAAGTAAGCAAATTCAGTAAAGGTAAAACTACTCCTATACAAGCATCTTTGACAGAATTTCCTGATATTAAAAACAGTACCATGACAGTGTTTGATGCTGAGTTTGAGTATCCTACAACTGGCACTGTGCTTGCAGAGCTAATTTCAACTTCAACAGGAATTCCTAGAGATGCTATTCGTGTTAGAACTCCAATTGAAGAAGAAAACTTAGAATCTCTAGAGCTTGTTCCAGACGAAAAGAAAACAGCTTTATTAAATCAAGACTATGACAAAGCCAGTCATCAAGATTTAGTAGGCGATAAACACGTTAGTAGTTTCTTAAAAACACTAGCTAAAATTAGTAAAGAAACACAACCTACACAGTATAAGGGCGTTAATGACAAGTTGTTAGCCAAAAGTGCCCCTAAAGAAAAAGCAGATTTAATGCCTAAAGCAGGGCCAGCTAAATCATTATTTGGATCCGTAACTAAATTAGATCCACGAAAAGGAAAATAAGATGAACTTTCAAGAATTAGTACAACGCATGACAGCCCTAGAGCGTCCAGTAGTAGAAGAACCTAACGAGGGGAATCTATTTACTGGAAATTTAGAAAAAGCTCGTGCAGCAGGACAAGATGAAGCTGACCTAGATGGCGACGGCGACATGGAACAAGTTCGCGAAAATGATGTTGAAGAATGCGGAATGCCAGGCATGAGCAACATGCCAAACGGTATGATGGGCAATCGACAGCCTGACAGTGTTACTATGAACATCAGCATGAATGGCAACGGTGCAGGCGGCATTCGTGACTTAATGTCAGTATTGAGAGATCTTGAAAATGGCGGAGATGACCGTGGTCCTGAGGACGATGGCGGACTTGATCCTTCAGTAATTGTTAAAAAGATGTCATCAGAACCAATCATCGGCCAGGAAGACTATTCTAATCAACCAGATGAGATATATTCTGGAATTGATGCAGTTACAGGAACAGGAACAGATATGCATAGCAACAATGGCGATCATCGCCAACGCCAAGCCGGCTTACCTATTGCAAAACCTCAAATGGAAAGTTTGGTACAAAGATTGTCACAACATTATCAAGAAGTTAAATTTCGTTAATCTAATGAGATATCCAAAAAGCGGGCGTTTGCCCGCTTTTTTATTGTAAATAAACATATGACAAAAAGTTTAGACGGCGTACTGACCAAGAAAGCGCACACTACTGAAACCTTCACTGAACAGATGATTCAGGATTTGGTTTCGTGCTCAGACCCTGACACTGGTTATCATTTTTTCTGTAGTAATTATTTTTATATACAGCATCCTGTTAAAGGCAAGATGCTGTTTGAACCGTTTGGATATCAAACACAACTATTAGATGCATACCACGGTCACAGATTTAATATTAACATGTTGCCTCGACAGATGGGCAAGACTACCTGTGCAGCAGGATATTTGTTATGGTATGCTATGTTTCACCCCGATCAAACTATTTTGATATCGGCACACAAATTTACAGGTTCTCAAGAAATCATGCAGCGTATTCGTTACGCTTACGAACTATGTCCTGATCATATCCGTTCAGGCGTAGTAAATTATAACAAGGGCTCTATCGAGTTTGATAATGGATCACGTATTGTCTCTACAACTACTACTGGCAACACAGGTCGTGGTATGTCTATCTCCTTACTATACTGTGACGAGTTTGCATTTGTGCCACCAAACATTGCAGAAGAATTTTGGACGTCAATCTCTCCAACACTAGCAACTGGTGGTAAGGCAATTATTACTTCAACACCTAACAGTGACGAAGATACATTTGCCACCATATGGAAAGAAGCTAACAAAAAGTTTGACGAGTTTGGCAACGAACAACTAACTGGTATTAATGGATTCTTTCCTTACACTTGTAAATGGAGTGAGCATCCTGATCGTGATGAAGCATGGGAACGAGCAGAACGTGGTCGAATTGGGGAAGAACGATTCCGCCGAGAATACAATTGCGAATTCTTGATATATGATGAAACATTGATCAATAGTATTAAACTTTCTGAAATGGAAGGAATACAACCGATCGTAAGTTTAGGACAGGCAAGATGGTATAAAAAACCTAATAAAGACCATATATTTGCAATTAGCTTAGATCCAAGTTTAGGTACAGGCGGCAACAGTGCAGCAATTGAGATTATAGAATTGCCCAGTTTCCGACAAATTGCTGAATGGCAACATAACCTCACACCTATACAGGGGCAAATTAAAGTTCTAAGAGATATGTTAAAATATCTAGTAGAACAAATCGGCGAAGAAAATGCAGGAAATGTCTATTGGTCAATTGAAAACAATACTGTAGGCGAAGCAGGATTAGTTTGTATTAGAGACATAGGAGAAGAAAACTTCCCCGGTTTATTCTTATCAGAACCTGTGCGTAAAGGACATGTACGCAAGTTCCGCAAAGGATTTAATACTACCCACGGTTCTAAAATATCGGCTAGTGCTAGACTGAAATATCTAATAGAATCTGGAAAAATGAGTATCTATTCAAAGCCGTTAATATCAGAATTAAAATCATTTGTAGCAACAGGTGTTAGTTTTAAAGCAAAGCAAGGGGAACAGGACGACCTAGTAAGTGCAATGTTACTCAATATTCGTATGAGTCAAGTACTTGCTGACTGGGATCCTCGTGTATTTGAAAGTATCAGCACCGGAGATGCATTCACAGACGACGATTGGGAAATGCCAATGCCAATCTTTATTTCGTCTAATTTAGGATAAATATCAGTATGGATAAAAACTTAGACAACATTGCCGAAGAATTGTTTGCTAAATTGCGCTCTCAGTTTTCTAAAATTAAATTAGGTAACGACGAGAGTGATACAACAGACGAAGAAGCATCTGCAAGATCATTTGAATTTCCTTACGAGGAACAAGGGCGAGCATTAGGAACAGTTACTGTAACTATCTCAGAAGAAGATGGCCTAGTGGCTATATATTCTAACGATATTATGGAACAGCAGTCTAGTTTTGTTAAAAAACGATTTTTTAATTTTCTAAAAGAGTTAAGAGAATTTGCCAAACAAAATTTCATGAGTTTTGATACTCGAGATATCGCAAAGAACAATTTAGAAAAACGAGATTATAAACACTTATCAAAGAAACATGGAGAGGGCAATATGAACGAGAGTAAATTATGGGGATCAGCTAGAACTAGCTATCAAGAGATTGGAGAAGCCAAGATCATTGTTAAACACAGTGCCCCAATTAATTTTGATAACCCTGCAGGCCGCACACAGCGAATTGAAAGCATCTATATTGAAAATGCTGTTGGAGAACGTTTCCGTTATCCATTTAAACATTTAAACGGCGCTCGTGCATTGGCTCAACACGTTAATCACGGTGGTAATCCTTACGATTCAATCGGACAGTATGTTGTAGGATTAAGCGAAGAACTTGCAAATTTACGAATGTTCAAAGGATACGTTGATCGTCATCCGTTGATTTCAGAAGCCATGGGATCTGTACAAACTAAAGTATCAGAGCGAATTGAGTCAGTTAAGAAAGAAATATTTACACTTCAAAATCCGTCTCATTATTCAACATTCTCTGAATCATTTGTTGCTGCTGAGAAACAAGAAATTCCAGAAGATGTAATGAACGACTTGGTAGATCGTTTGACCATACGTAGTTTCAAAGAAGAACTAAAGAATGTATTTCCTTTTATCTACAATCTAATAGACGAAAGTGACATTCCAGTCAAGTCATTGGGCATAGAAGATCTATTTACAGAAGAAAATAGTTCAGTGGATTCGGACTATAATACTGCAAAGGAAGTTAAAGAATTTGCAGATTATGAAAAGTTTATCAACGGGATCGCAGAAGATAGTAGCATTTTCAGTGACAACGAAGATGCACAAGCAGAAGCAATTGATCAACTAAATCAGTTAATTGGTGCTCCTATGCCAGTTGGAGTCGATGGTACCAATGCTATTGAAAGCATAGGCGAATTAATTG